CAAGTGTCAATGTGAGAGCCCCCGGTGGTGGTGGTGGTACTCACTGGAATACAGGAGGTGCATACAGTGGTGGTGAGAATGGTATTGTAGTTATATATAAATATTCTTAACAATGAATGCTTTAACTTTTAATAATGTTGTTGTGCAGGTTTCCGAAAATACTTTCGAAGTAGCCCCCGGGTTAGTGTGGCATGTTTGCGGTGAGGATGTACAACCAGGATGGATAAAAGATGAAAATAATATCTTTGCTCCGTTCCAAATAATTTTGAATTGGGATCAAATTAGATCACAGAGGAATGGCTTACTGGTAGAAACTGATTGGGTTGCAATTAAGCATCAAGAACAAGGATCAGCCATACCTGCAGAATGGTCTAACTACAGACAGGCTTTAAGAGATATTACATCTAATTTTTCCACACCAGATAGTGTTGTGTGGCCGGTTAAACCTTCTTAACAATTAAACTGCAGGAGGTGGAGGCATGCCACCAGGAGCTGCAGCTTCAGCACCAGCAGGCGGTACTTCAGGGGCTACCTCACCGCCAGCGGCTGGTGCTGGTCCAAAAGGTGGAGGAACTGCTGATCCGCCTCCGCCACCACCACCCATGGGCATTTCACCACCTGGAGCAGCTGGGGCACCAGCCTGCACATTCTCTCTCCAATTAGGACCGCCTGCCTTGATCTGTTCCAATTCCCACAAGAATCCAATATCTTTACGCATGAACTCTCTGTTGGCCATTAATTCAAGATCATTCCAGCCCATGTATTTCTTCAATGCATAGCTCTTGCTAACAGCGTCAGACTGTGTGATGTTATTAAATGATGTGGTTTTTAATTCTTGTTTTTGTGCTTCTCTCATCTCAAAGAAGTTAACTGGGACATTAAATTCTAAATGTATGTTGTTTTCTTTTAAATCAAATTTGTCCCATAGATTACGAAGCTTAAGATGTGTGATAAATCCATTTTTTAGACCTTCCGCAAAATGTTGCTGCATACGAACCACAAATTTAGCAAATTTTAGTTCTTCCCGCAAGATGTTCATATCATCTTTGTAAGCATCATCCACATTGAGCCTTGAAACTGGCACTTTGAGACTCTTATATAGTTTCTTCAAGAAATAGTCTAAGTCCTCTAATTTTCCTAAATTTTCTCCACCAGCCAGTCTGTCAATGCGTGTACCTTCTGATCCTTGTCTTTTGGCAAACCAGAAATTATCAAGAATGCTTTGAGGGTTAAATTTCTTTACCGCTCCTGCTCCTTGTGTATTATCATACGTTTTTGAAGACCAATACTGATTCATTAGTTTCTTGAGATAAGCTTCAGCTTTTGGTGGTGGCATGTTACCCACATCCACATTAAAAACTAATCTTTCTGGGGCACGTGCCAATCTGTATATTACCACAGCATCTTCAATGAGGCTTAATTGTCTGTATGCACGACGAGCATTTTCTATGAAAGGTAATCTAATTGTTTTGTTCTCGTTCCATATGCCAGAGTTGATGTATGTAACTTGGTTCTTATCCATGGGTATTAGTTCATAGTCTTGAATCTTTGTTGGGTTGTTCTTATCAAATACAGGTTTCCTTAGAAGAAAACCTTTAATCATGAGATTCTGAACATTGCCAAAAATTGGATCAATAAACTCTGTTGGCACAGTTACAACACCAAGTATGCCTTCATCCTCATATTGCTTGTGTATAATGTGTTCAAAATACAATTCACCATCTACTAATAGTTGTCTGAAGTATTCCCAACCGCGATTAGATAAATCAAAATAACTTACATATTTTTGAAATTCTTTCTCAAGTGTTTCTCTGTCTTCATCTTCTGCATCAAGATCAGGCAACTCAAGTTTAATAACTTTACCGTCTTTATCTTTATTGATTGTTTCATCACAAATTTCATCTAATGCATCAGCAACTTCAGAAAATGCTGCCATTACCCTGTAATCACGCAATCTGGAAATTTTATCATGCTGTATGTTGGCATACATGTATTGTGTAAAATTGTTATCCAGACCAACAATGCCAGCTGGATCAATGCTATTATACTCAGTGCTTGAGCTGATACTTTGACGGGCTAATGCCTCTGTGCGCTTACTGCCTGTATCTTGAAACGTTCTGTACTTTGGATTTAATTTGTTTAATGTATCTACAACAGTATAACTCTGGTAAGGAAGCCTAGAATTGATATAATTCATTAAGCTTCGTCCAAACGTTGCCTCCCTGCCTGTATCAGAATTGCCGTATTCAGCCATATTACTCGTTTATTTATAGAAAAAAATATAGATTCAATTAAAATTTAACAGTTGATTTTTATTAAATTTTGATTATAATAGATTGTGGGTATAAAGGAAGGAATCCATAACGACGGATAATAGAATATGCACGGAGAAATTTTTTTGATTGCAACTCAGAATTGCGTATCACCATCTAATGACTTTTGTTTTTACATAGGATTAGATGATCATCAATTAACTAATACCTTGACAACTTGCATGCGCGCAAGTTTGCAAATTTATGCGCATTAATTTTAGATACACTTTAATAGACATAATTCACCCCAAGCTGTTGCTTCACCGTAAAACAGAGGAAGGTTTTGAATGCGGGCCTTTCTTATCCAAACTCAGTACAGGCATTTATTTTTGCAAATATGGTTATGGTTACACTTTTCAAATATCTTTTTTAGGTTTTGGCTTGAACATTAATCGTTTTAACATATAATCATGCATTATGATCATTGAAGACATCAAAGTTTATGATGGAGTAGTGCTACATCACCGATTTGCATACAAATATTTTCGAAAGAAGTGTCTACCAATTGGCAACATCATTGCTTTCAGAGCACCTGCACAAGTTGAAACTGAAGGATTGATTGATCAAGAAGATGCTCTGAGCCAAGATTTCATATACAGTGAAGACATGATACATTTTCTGTATGAATTGCCACTCATTACAGAGAGTTTTGGCGCCATCTGTTATCAACGCCTGTTTAACACCATGGTGGCAAACATACTGAGCACAAAATATCTCAAGGCACCTATTGAAGTGGATGGTGATGACTTGATGGTGCACAAAGAATTCACCCAAGGTGGTGTGACACAACCCAAAGGCAAATGCAGCGTGAGTATTGTGCATGTTAAAGATGCAGCTGCATTAGGGCATACTGGTATTAATATCACTGCTGGTAAGAAGGCACCAGCTTTTGCATACAGTACAAATCTCAATGATATTGATGTGCGCAATTTCATGGCAGATGTGATCAATTCTTTCTATCAAATCAATGATGACATCTTCATTGCTTCCACAAAAATTATTTCTCATTGAACTTATTTGACATATTGGATGGCATTTGCTTCAGCAAGAAGAAAAACTTGCCAGTGAATGTTGAAGATGATAAAGCCTTTCAGCCTTACATTGTTAATAGGTGGCTATCCATGCTGGATCCAAGTGCGGCTAAAATTGTAAATGCCACAGTGAACAGATATGGTCATAATTTTAGCAATGAAGAGCTTTACAAAATGTTGGTGGAGGTTTTGCCAAGATACAAGCGTCAAAAAATTAATTACATCAAGAAACCTTCTAAAGATGTGTCATAACTTGATTTCTAGTTGATAACTGTTAAGTTAACTTATGGCAGCCAACATAGATAGTCTTGCAACACAAAAGAGCCTCATTGATTTATCTTCCAACTCCAGAAACTCCTTGAACAGTGTTTTTGTTGGATATAATTTAGAATCCTTGCTGGATGATATTATTCTAGTAGAGTTTGTGGATGAAGGTGGCACCAGTAACACCATTGTTCGAAATGGCATTGTAGTGCCTGTGAATGCAGACACTAGTGCATGGCGCATAGGCAAAGTAATACTGTGTGGTTCAAGTTGTCACAAAGTTAAAAATGGTGATCATATTTGCTTCCCCAATAACATGGGAGTGCCAATTGCTAACATTGATGTAGTTAACTATGGGCGTGTGAGCCATGGCATTTTCTTAAACGAACAAAGAATATTCGGCGTGGTTAAACCGAGAGAGGACAATGTTAATATCCCTGACAAGCCTAAGGCCAATTCTACAAAACGCCGCATGTGAAATAAAATTTGCCAGGCGCAGACCCAGACCAGGCAAATCAGCTTTCCGGAGAATGTTGTGTACTAATGCAAATACCATACTCAATTCTATTGATGGTCGCATCACTCTCAATTATAAACCTGCAACCAGATCACCCAAGTATGACCCTGTGCAGAAAAATTTAATAATAACATGGGATATTTTTATGCAAGATTATAGATGCATTAGCATGGATAGCTGTGATTTAATAACAACCATACCTGCAGGTGAGGCATTTTGGAAATATTTTAAAGAAAACTTAATGAGGATGTCGACCTCTCAAAAGGTAATGTACATGGATTCATGATTGCAGAGAAATTAGAACAAAACATAAATCGATTTCTACAACAAAAAGTTGATTTTGTAGTGAATGGTAAGAGTGTTAAAACAGGCAAGCTAATTTTATTTTGTGTAAAAGATTTTTATCTTGTGTTTACCCTGGTAGTGCAGCATTCAAAAAAAGTTTTTGAAATACCTTATCCTTACAGTTATAACATTAATGATAACAAAATTATTTTAAATTATACTCTTGAAACATTTTGTCATAATAACATAGATATTAAAAATTATGCCAAATTAATGATACCAAAAAAGCCAAATAAATTTCACAACACACATGCAGAAATAATAATAGTAGAAAATTCATAACAGCTATTAAATAGAATATGCAAATTGTTTGTGAAGTCACATTGGATGTCAAGAAAGCATCTAATAAAGTGTATTTTGATAAGAAACTAAAACAATTTTCGAATCTTGTTAAGAAGAGCGGCATTACAGAGGAACTCAAACTTCGCCGCACTTTCATGAAACCTTCAATGAGACGCAAGCTGTCCAAACAGATTTCTGCACAAAAGTGGAAGTATTATTAATAGATTTTGTATTAAATAATACAGATTGAAACAATACACATATTACTTTGAGGTCAAAGACCTTATATTGCAATTTCTTGCTGCATTTGACAATGTAGTAATTAAACGGTACAATAAAAATCGTGTTGCTGAGGCCACACAACAAGTAAGGTATGTGTATGCTCCCAAGCAAAGGGTGTTGTTTGACCTGGTAAATCCTGCTCAAAACATTACTTTGCCTTGCATCAGCATAACCATTGGAAGCATTCAAAGAGATAATAACAGAGTGTTTAATAAAAATGCAGGGTTTTATGCTTATGGTTCACCTATTGAAAATCAGCCTTCTTATCAATCCTTTTACTACAAAACACCTGTGCCAGTAAACATTGATGTCAATATGAGCATTATTGCTCGTTATCAATCTGACATGGATCAAATACTTTCTAATTTTGTACCTTTCAACAATCCTTACATCATATTGAGTTGGACAGTTCCAAAAGCGTTCAGTTTAAATTATACACAAGAAATCAGAACAGAAGTACTTTGGAATGGTACAATTAATCTGGAATATCCAACTGATATCAATGGTCAACAAAAAGCTCAGATAATTGCAAACACAGGATTCACAATCAAAGGGTGGTTGTTCCCTGATCCACAAGATCCTGTCAAGAACATCTTTAGAATTGATGTGAGCATGACTGCTGTGAGTGGTGGCACAGATTTAGAGTATGGCAGTTATACCAATCTGCTCTCACAGGTTATCACAGAACAAGAAGCACTCAGTACATTTCATAACACAGAATCGTTTTCTGTTTCTGGCAGACCTATTATCACCGGGGTACGACTTCTTTCATGAGCAAACAAGCACCATCTTTTAGATTCAAGGTGGGCAGCTCACATACGCTTTATCTTGAGGGCAATATGTTTGATTTTAGTACTGGAAACGGACTTTATTTGAGTTCCAACAAATTTAACGGTACAGAAGAATATTATGATTTTTATTCAAAAATAAAAAGTGTTAGTGCACAAAATCCACCTTTCAGCGGTTATCCAGTAAACATGTATCAAGTCTATACTAATAATACTCTTTCTTTTACCTTATCTGCTTTCAACATCCCTCAAAAATTAGACATAATATATGCCAATGATGCAGGTTATAGACTAGCTTCCAGTGGTAAGCGATTTTCTTACATTGAAATTTATAGTTGATTATTAGCACATAAGATTTAATTAAAACATGACAAACGAAGAAAAACTCCTTGGTGTCAAGAAGCAGATTGAAGATCTTCTGGCTGCTAATGAGGCCGCACTCGTACCGGTAACTTTGATTAGCGGTGACCGAGTTTTTAGCCGTGTTGATATTGTACCTGTCAATAACACACAGCCTCAGACAAATAAAGAGTAAATTATAATCTAATTCTAACGGCATAGAACTAAATAATTCTATGGCCTACCGCTCTTTTAATGATTTCGCAGAAATCATACCTTTCCCGTCTGATTACATTGTGGGATTCAGACCTTTACAGGGTGAATTCAAGATCAATTTCTTTACTTTATCCCAAATTATTTCTGGTGGCATTACCAACACTATTAATGTGTTCTTTGTATCTCCTAGTGGCGACGATTCAAACCGTGGCATAACAGAAGCACAAGCTTTCAAAACCATTAAAAAGGCTTGCTATGCTGCCACAACTAACCCTGGTAAATACACAATTTTTGTTAAAACAGGTGAATATAGCGAAAACAATCCAATTTATGTGCCACCTAATACTGCTATTATAGGTGATAATTTGAGAAGAGTTAGTGTTTTCCCGAAAAACCCTACCTATGATATGTTTTGGGTTACTAATGCAGATTATTTGTGGGGAATGACATTTAGAGCACACAGAGCCCCGGCTGCTGCAATAGCATTTCCAAATTTAGATCCGTCTAATGTGCAATATGCCTTTGCCTTTCAAACAGGTAATCCTTCTCTATCCATGGTGCCACCTTATGATAGACCTTTCATAACAACCAGTCCTTACATACAAGGCTGCAGCTCTATTACACAATCCTCTTCACCAGGTGCCAATGATGCCGGGTGCGGTATTCGCATTGATGGGTCACTAGCAAGAGGTTATTTGAGAAGCATGGTTATGGACTCCTTTACACAATTTAATGAAGGTGGTCTTGGTGTACACATTATTAATAATGGTTATGCACAGCTTGTTAGCATATTTACAATAGCATGCACTTATGGCGTGTTGGTAAGCGCTGGAGGTGGATGCGATGTTAATACTTCAAATTGTTCTTTTGGAAATTATGGATTAGGAGCTTTTGGTAAATCTTCTGCCCCGGTTTTAACTGGCACTTTAGTTAGTAATGTTTCTTCTGGAGATACATTTATTAATGTACAAAATGTTATACCTACACCCATAGCCAATACACCTGGGTTAGGATTATTATTTCAAATAGATAAAGATAACACTAACTATGTCATAAGCTCAGCGGCTAACATTGATACAAACAAGTTTAATGTGTATATTGAAGAACCTTCAACGTTGACTAAATCATTAACTGCAGGAAGCCCTGTTAAATTTTATATCAGAAGTAGCATTTTGGCAAGCGCCATAACATTTGAATACATTGGCACTGGTACAACTCTGGCAAATGCGCTGCCCGTTCTTGGAGGTCAAACAAAACTTGAGAACGAAGTAGTTACTGATGATGTAGGCGTAGTTTTCTTCACAGCAACAAATCAGAGTGGTGACTTTCGTGTTGGAGATGAATTTACCATTAAACAAGCAACAGGTACAATAGAAGGTCGAACATTCCAACGCTCAATATTCTCTCTAGTCACTCCTTTTGTATTGTCAATAGAATAAATAAATCGATATGGCCACTGTTCCTCTTAATTTATTTAAAAACCTAACAATACCGCTTTCTACTCAAGATGTAACACCAGCTTTGTATCAAGCACCGTTTCAGCGCGCATCAATTATACTAACCACGCAAATTGCAAACATTACAGATCAACATCAAACTGTTACAGCAATTTTATCAAGTGCATCATTACAAACATCTGTATTTTTAATAAGTGGATTCACCATTCCCGCATATGATGCGGCTAACATTGCAATGGGTAAAATTGTATTAACCGAAGGTGATAAACTTGTTTTATACGCAAACAAATTAAATGCGCTGCATGCAACCCTAGCAATATTAGAAACTATTAATACGGAAAGATAATGAACCCTCTTCGCCCGGTTTTTCATAGTGAACGGGTACGGGTCACACCTCCTTTATCCGCAGACAAACTTCGCTATGATTATCTCAATTTACAAAATGCAGAACCAAATTTAGGAGTACCAAATCCCAATACTCTCTACACAATTGATAATTTTGTATTGGTCTCTGATTTAACTGGTAAAAGATTTTTTGTACCTACTGTTACTTGGGATTCTACATATACAACACTGTACCAAAACAGTGCCACGTGGCTTCGCGCAGTAGAAGCTAATACTCTGTATTTCAAAGCATCTGGTGGAACAATACAAGGCAATCTCGATGTAACGGGCGATTCTCTTTTTGCTGGTAACATGACAGTTATTGGAGTGTTGTGTGCACTCAGTGCATTCTTTGGTACAACACAACAAACAGTTGTGTCTTCTTTGAGCGTCATAGCCAAAGGTTTTGGACCTGCATTGCTTGTTGGTGTTAGTGAAGGCAATTTTCAATTGGCATCATTCAAAGATTTAGATAATAACAAAGAAATAATGGTTGTTGAGGATGCTGCTTACAGTACGCCATTTGGTTTGCGAGGCAGAGTTGGTATCAATGTTGGTCAGCCAAATGTTGATTTAACAGTTGCCGGGGAAATTAGCGCACGTGAAGTAATATACACACCATTGTTTCAAAGCCCAGGCGGTACAAGCAATCAATGGAATGCTGCATACACAGATTTTAATTTTAATAGTGCCAATTATCTCAATCTTCAAGCAGCTTCTGCCACAGACATAACATTCAAATCAGTTAGTGCCAGAGAATTTATATTCATCAGCACCACTGGTAAGTTGATAAGTGGTGGTAGAGATCTTGCTGATCTTTTAGATCTTAACCCTGGCTTGGATATAAGAGGACTTGTTCAATATCTTTCATCAAATGCATTGTTGTTAAGTGCTGTAACAATTACTAATGGACTATCTGTTACAGGGGGATTGAGCGCAGATCGAATTTATGGCGTGCTGCAAAATGTAGGCAATTTTCCAGTAGATAATTTTGTTGGTGACGATTCAACAGTGACTTTCAATCTGGGTCAAGACATTTCCAGTGCTAATGACATTTTGGTGTATATTTCTGGTATATATCAAGACAAATTAACATTCAGTATCAATCCAGGTCCACCCAGCACAATTACGTTTGTGGAACCACCACCTTCACCAGACACCCCTGGTGAGGCTAACATTGAAGTTGTGTTTATTAAAGCCAATCCTTTGCCCATTGGTATTGTGGCTGATGGATCCATAACCACACCAAAATATGCAAATTATTCCCTGACTAAAGAAAAAGCTGCTCCAGGTAACTTTATCACTTCTGACAAAGGTGGAACCATATTTAACAATCTGTCTGTAACTGGATCAATATCTGCAAGTCAATTCTTTTTAACTAACGCAATACTACAAGTACAATCTTTTAATGTGCAGCCCGGTCAAACAACTTTTGAATTGGCTAGTGCAGTTGCCACTCCTAATGATATTTTAGTATTTGTTTCTGGTGTTTATCAGAGAAAAGACACTTATGCTTTACCCAATAATAACACTCTGGTCTTTATTGAAGCACCTCCTGCAGGTTTAAATGTTGTAGAAGTACAATACTTGAGATATTTTCCCTATACCACATTTATACCTGCACCAGGTTCAGTACTCAACAATACCATTGCAAGTAATGCTATTACTATTGGCAAGCTCAGTGGTGTGTTTATCACACAACCTCCAATAAGTTTTCAAGCTGATGGTCTCACCACACAGTTTCAATTGCTATGTGCGGCATTCTCGTCATCTGATATTGATGTATACTTTTCTGGCGTTTATCAGAATAAGAGCTCATTTGCTATACCTGATAACAGAACATTAACATTTTATGAAGCCCCACCTTCTGGCGCTTCAATTGAAGTTACATACAGACAAGTACAGTTTTATAATACCAATCAAAATATTCTCGACAACTCTGTAACAACACCAAAGATTGCTGATTTAGCTGTTACTTCAGAAAAATTAGCTCCGAATATTAATGTTCTCAATAATATAGCTGCTGGTGGCACTCTTGACATAACTGGCAGAACAGTACTGCGTGATCATGTAGAGATGAATAGAGATTTGGTTGTGTATGGTAGCTTGACTGCACTAGGTGATTTTACTGTTATTGACACAATACTAACCACTACAAGTGCATTGTCTGTTATAAACAATGGATCTGGACCTGCTCTGGTGGTGAGACAAGGCGGTCCTGAAGCAATTGCGGAATTTTTTGATCGTGAATCTGGTGTAACATTGTTTGTTGGTAATGACACAAGGGTTGGTGTTAATACACGCAATCCAAGACGTGAATTGGAGGTGGTAGGCACATTGTCTGCAACCAATATTGCTGCAGTACAGACTCTCTCCGGCAGAAGATTAGAGGCAGAATTTGCCATTGTTTCTGCTGGTATTGATCTGGCTGATAGAGTGGGTGATGTGGTAATTAGCTACAGAAATTTCCATGGCATACATCAAAGTGCATTAAGATATACTGCAGTAAATCCTTTTTCTGCCACATGGAATTTAAGAACTAATCAAGTGGCAAATCTTTATCTTTCAGCTGGTGGCAATACATTATTAGTAAATCCCTCCGGTCAAGCACCAGGTGGAACATACATGTTGTTGGTGCGCACATTATCAGGCAACGTGCAGCTTTTCTTTGATACCTTGTATAGATTCCCTGACAACATTACACCCACTCTAACACAAGCACCCAGCTCCATGGACATATTCACATTTGTCAGCGACGGCCAATACATGTACGGGACTGCAGTGCAAAACTATAGCTGGGTCTAATTATGGCATTTCCTGTTTCACCAGCTGGTTTCCTTACTAGTAACCAGAGTGTTGCATACAAGATAGATCGTTCTCTTAGATTTACTCAAGGCAATGCAGACTATTTTTATAGAATACCAGAAAGGGAAGGCAATAGAAAAGCTTTTACCTTTAGTGCATGGATAAAAAGGGCACGTTTAGGTGAAGGTTACCTGTTTACTACTGCAATAGGTAGTGGTAATTCAGATGCATACATATATTTTGATGGTAATGATAAATTTGCTTATTGGGACAGAAGAAACGATCAAGATGGTGCTATTATAAGATCTCAGGCTGCTTTTCGAGACACTTCTGCATGGTATCATTTTGTGTTGTCTGTAGATTTCACACAAACCAGAGCTGAAAACAGGGCTATTCTGTATGTTAATGGTATTAAAGCGGATTTATCAGAAACAAATTATCCCTTAGTAACAGATAATTCTTATTTTAATTCTGTAAAAACACATTATATACATTCTTTTGAAGGAATAAAAACTGATTTGTATCTAACAGAACTCAATTTTATTGATGGTCAGCAATTAGCAGCATCCTCTTTTGGATTTTTTGATAAAATTACTGGGGCATGGATGCCCACAAAATATCAAGGTATATATGGTAATAATGACATAACTTCTGAATCTTCCCCAACAGAAGTAGATTTACTTCTCGTGGGCGGCGGAGGTGGTGGTGGGGGATGGGGTGGCGGCGGCGGAGGTGGTGGTGTTGTCCAGGGCAGTTACAGTGCTGTACCAGGGTCAACTTATATAATAAGTGTAGGTGCAGGAGGTACCCGAGGTACACAGGCATACACAGGTGGTGGTGATGGACAATCTTCAAGTATTACAGGTCCAGGACTTGCACCCATAGCAAATGTGGCCAGACTTTCCAGTGTTGATGTACTGGTTGTAGGCGGCGGCGGTGGTGGTGGCATGGACATGGGCGGTGGTGGTGGCGCTGGTGGCTTTACTGAGCAATTTAATATTGATGTAGGAACTGTCACTTCAACTATTGTGCAAGTTGGGTCCGGGGGTAAAGGTGCACCAGCTGCAGGCACAGAAGGTCAACCCGGTGCTCACCAATATACAATTAGTGCCCAAAATGGAGGCAGATCCAGATTTGGTAGCATTGTTATGGAGGGTGGAGGGTTTGGAGGTTCAAGTTATTTTGACCACCTCCTGGCTGGTGCTGGTGGCAACGGAGCTTCTGGTGGCGGTACTTCTGGGTACAGTAATGGTGGTACAAAAGCAGGTGGCACAGGCATTGCAGGTCAAGGAAACAAAGGCGGTAGAGGAGGAGGACAATATTATTCTGGAGGCGGTGGTGGAGCTGGTGCAGCTGGCACAGATTCCACAAGTGTACCGGTGGGTGGCTTAGGTAAAGAAACATCTTTCTTGGGTATAACATATTGGTTTGCTGGTGGAGGCGGTGGCTCAGGATATTCAGGTTGTGGAGGCGGTGGCGGTCGCGGCGGTGGTGGTGGCGGCGCTGTGTGTGATACTAATGGCAGCGACGGTTTCACTGATGGTGCAGCAGGTCATAAAGGTGGAGGACCGGCACAAGCAAACCGTGCTGGCGGTGATGGTGGTAGAAATTCTGGTGGTGGCGGTGGCGGTGGCAGCCATTATAATGCAACTAACAAGGGTGGTGAAGGTGGTTCTGGTATTGTTGCCATAAGATACAGGGGGTTAAGAGCAGCAAATGGGGGGGATGCAATATATCAGACAGTGATAAATAATGAAGTTTACACAGTACATTTGTTTTTGACTACTGGCACATCCACATTTCAAATACTAGACAATCCTAGCACGCTGTATACTGGTTCTGGCAGTGTGGTATCTCTTGGCGGTGGTGGTGGCGGTTGGTATAATTTGAACCCTGGCAGACCCGGCGGCTCTGGTGGTGGTGGCGGGGGTGCAGAGCCTGCTTCACCTGCACCAGGTGCCAGTGGTGGGAATGGAACGCTTGGTCAGGGTACCA